CATACTGTTCCTTAGCATTGCGGCTCTCAGATTCATATTTGTCAACCTTTGATTTGTAGTCACGGAGTTCACGCTCTTGTGGGCTTAATAATGCTTCACTTAGGTCATCATTGATAACTTGTTCAGCAAACTTACGAGCATCGCTGCCTAACATCTTAAATGCTTCACGTGGGTTATCTCTAAAGATACGCAATACCTGTTCGGCTTCCTTGCGTGTCATTGATGCTTCTTCCATACGCTTTGCTGCTGCCTTGTTGTGGGCATACCCGCGGCGTAGTTCATCTTCATCAACTTCCATGTCTTGGCCATCTACAGTGACCTTGTACATACGTTTCATTGTCTCAGCAACAGTTTCACCCGGTGTGGCACCTGGTACTGTATTTGTTGTTTGACCTTCTGATTGGGCTGCTACGCCACTTGCTACATTTTCTTCCATTTTGCGTCCTTTCGATTTGCGGTATGGAAGGGTGGGCCACTATGGTTACCACCCTTGCTTTACTTACACTGGTTTTGCTAACTCTGCTCTTTCACCTGTTAGTGCATTAGCAGGTGCTTGTGGGCCTTTGATAGTATCAGCCTTGGCTTGTATCTCTTGCCCACTCATTGGATTACCTGGTGATACAACTTGGCCTGGGTTTCCACCTTGAGGGGCTCCTGGGGCAGGTGCTCCAGCCTGTGGCATCCCCGGTTGCATCGGTGGTGGTAAACTTGGTTGTCCCATTAGTTGTCTAAATGCTGCATACGTTGGGTCACTTAGCATAGCGATATGTTGCTGCAAGTGGGCTGCAATTATGCCGAATTGTTCAGGATTTCCGCGTACTTGTGGGTCACTTGCTAATGCAGAGTGCTCTTGTATGTGTAACACGTGATTATCAGTGAATAACACTGGAATATCGTTACCATCTAACAACATCTCATTCTCAGATGCTAAGTTGAGCAACTCACTTGTCGGACCTTGTATCATTGGTTCTAACTGTCCTGTCTCCAACACCATTAAGTATTCAGCAGCGTTAGTGATAATCTTGTTAGCAAGTAAGTCTTGGGCGATGCTTAAACGACCCGAAACTGTTTTGCTTAGTGGGTTACCTACTTGAACTTGTACGCGACTAATGCCATCAATGTCTTTATTAGAGAAACTTTGTTGGATAATACCTTTGTTACGCTTGCCTGCAATTTGAATAATGCGTGGGCTATCTGCATAATCCTGCATAATCTGAATTGTCGCTGTGCCAACATCTTCTAACAACTGAATGTAAGACTGTTGCAACGGTGCGTGGAACTGAATGGCCATGCTTTGTACCAATGCTAATGCACTACCACTCTTAAGACTTGCTTCAGGGTTACCACGTGATACACTGTTCACACCACTAATGGTTTCCATATCCTGCTGTAACAATTGCATTGCTTTGAACAATCCATCTGGTGCTGTGGGCATCATCATCACTTCTGGCTTACCAGCGTTACTGTTGTAACTGATTGCTTGAAAACCTGCACTTAAACTGTCTGTCATAATGTCACTACCAATAGGTAACAACACTTTAGGAATAGAATAGTTTTCATTGATAGACAAGATTGTGCTAAAGTGAGCATCTAACATTTCTTGCAACGGTAGTAAGTCAATGCTTACACTCATACCCATTGGTGTACCAACTTGATCAGCCATAACAATACGGTGTACTGGTAGGTGCTTGTATAACAAAATGCTGTCACTTAGAACAGTACCGTCTTGAAGCATAACCATTTGGCGTCCATCTGGGCAACCTGCACTCTTAACGTGATAGAATGTTAAGATAACAATCTGATCTGTTTCAAGTGAACGATCCATAAACTGGCCAGCCATATAGTGATTCACTGCGGAGACATCCATTGTGCAACCAATGATTTCCTCTTTGTACTCAGGATACTTCGCTGCGATGTCATATTTGTTTTCATATGTACGCACAGTAACCCAACTACGCTGACTAAAGTGTTTCAAGTTAGGATCACGGATAACATCAACTGGTTCGTGACTGTTGTAACTTAGATCACCTTGGTGCTTAGTATCACCTGTCTCTGGGTCTGTTGCTAAAGCATCACCCTTAGATGGATCCCACTGCTCAGATACGAAACCCTCACAGAACAATAATGCATTACGAGTGGCATCACGTAAGTGGCGTTCAACACGCTTTTCACGCATCATGTAATCTAATACACCATTAGCGATAATAGTTTGCTTCTGTGACTTGCTGTCACTGTTGGCACTTTGTGGTTGCCACGCTGGACGATCTGTAATAGATAAGGTTTGAATGTGTTCAAGTAAGTTATGAAAGTGATTCACCTTAATAGTGCGGTATTCATTGGACTCACCTGCCATAACAGTTTGTCCCGCAATGTATCTATTTGGGTTGTATGCGTAGTAAAGTTTTCTCCAGTTTTCAAACCAGTTACTTGTTTTGCAGAATCTCCAGTAGTCATCTGCACGCTTTATTACTTCATCTGCACACGTTCTTGTGTCGCTTGCGGCCCAGTATTCTAAGCCATCGTCTTCATTATATTCGTCCATTATCTGCCTTTAATTGCATTCTGCAACTTCATGGCATTTAGATCTTCTTTGATAGAACTAACGGTGCCCCAAGTATTGTTTATTCTATCGTCGAAAAGTTTGAGTTTAACGTCGATAGCCGCAGAAAGTTCAGTAGTGTCTACTGGTAGTGTATTTATGGCACTCTTTTGATCCAACCACTTGTTGATCAGCGTGTAGGCCATTGCAGCAATAATAACCAATGATACACTTAGGTACATCATACTTGTGTTCCTACGTCGTAATGTGCTTGGGCTTCTGCAAACGCATTACGTCCAAACTTAGCCAATGTGACTGTAGGATAGTTTTCGTCAATAACCTCTGTGGAGACAATCTTACCTTTCTCCACTACTACTGTTTCGATACCATACAATCCACCACTTACTCTAACAATGCGGTGAAATCTTCCGCTTAGATCTTTGTCTGCTTTCATTTTAACTCCTTTGCTTCTATTGTTAACACATCACCATTGATGTGTTTTATACCATCGCTGATAATCTTATCAAGACTAATAGTTTCACTGTTGTCACCATACAATTTCACGCTTAATGTATAAAGCAGTGGTTGAACGATTGCAACATAGTCTTCTAACTCTTGCTTACGTTCTAGTATTGTTGCTAATACCCTTTCTGCATCTAACTTAGACTGTAAAGTTTCGACGCTTGTTTTTGTGTCTGGTAATTTCATATTATTTCCTAAATGATAATCCCTTGCGGGGGTTAAATATTTCTCTCAACTCTTTCTGTGCACCAACTTGATTGCTACCATATAGTGGGTCAATGTAGTGCGTATGCGGATTCAGTCCCAATGTGCGAGGCAGTGGGTCAGCATTGGTATTCACGTTGCGTATTAAGTATATCAATGCTGCTAAGTGATCGTAATGCCCGTAGATCTTACTGTGGGCGAACTTATCTTTACCTTTGCTCCACCAACCTGACATACAACTTTTCATAGTGAACTCCGCTGCTTGAGCAAAGTCAATGCGATCATCGTATATCCAGTCACGTACCTTTTGTACCATCTGCTCTGCTAACCTATCCTTGCTTGTGCTAACAAATGGGAGATGATAGGTGTTAATCATGTCGTTTTGTATAAGCACATTGTTAGAGTCACAGTAGTATTGCACTTGCCTTCTATAGTTAGGATCTGGCCACAATTCGGTGGTTTTAGCCTTAATCTCCGCTGCTATGCGACCACTGCTTATAAGTGAGCCAGTTAGGTTAAGTTGATCTTCTACCACTACTTTCTTAGTGTGATAGTTATAGTGTGCAAATATAATAGCAGTGAAGTCCTTGCCGCCCCAATCAGCAACGATATACTTTTGCCAATATTGTAATAGATCATCTTCCTTATAGCGGTTATCTTTGTACAATATGCGTTGTGATACTTCTAGACTGAGTTCTGGCAACACCTGTTGACTAGACTCTGCAATCCTGCGGCATTCGTACTCCCTCTTGAATAGTGTTGAATCGCGACCTTTACAATCACTAATAATCTTGTTTAACTGTTTCTCTGTAAGTGACTTATCATCCCAAATAGTATATGTGCTGATGTGGCCACTCTCATCGTGCTCACGTAGGATTTCTAAGTATGGGTGATCAAGGTTCTCGGGAGGTGTGGAGGCAAAGATAATCTTACCACCCGTTGTCTTAAGCATAGGTGTAACTGATGGTAGAACACCTGTGTCTAAGTCACTCATGAATCCTGCTTCATCTAACAATACATGATGTGCAATACCACCACGGAGGTTAGCATAGTTCTTATTATCTGTGCCTGCTAATCTAATTCTGCTACCATTAGCGAATACCAATGCTGAGCCATCTAACTTAGGGATGCACTCTGGTGGGGCATATTCAAACACAGTGCGGAATGTTTTCTCTGTAACAATTTCAACCACTTGGCTCTTTAGTGGTGCAACATACACTATAGTATGAAACGGGCTACGTAGGCATTCTTCCACTGCGATTGTAAACATAGTGAAACTCTTGCCGTACTGTCTGGCACAGTCGATAACATAACTGTTGTCATCGGTTTCACTTGACTTTAGGACCTCGCGTATCTTATCGTAGATAGGGCGTTGGTGCTTATATAGCAACCACGATAGTTCGCCACGGCGGAAGAGTTCCTGCTTAACTTGAGTAGCAGTGGCTTTAATCTGTTTCGTCATCTTTAACCGTGAATGCCACGTTGAGTAAGTCTTCAGTGGACACATTCTCGAGTGGTGTAGATGTCACATTGACATTAACCTCCGAGGCTACTGTATCACCGCTGTATATTCTATCAAGGTACATTGCTGCTTGCATTGAGTTTTCTTCTAAAGCAGCATCTAATAACCTTGCTCGTACTTTGGAACCCACTGTGGCTCTACCACGATCGAATGCTTCTTTCATTTCAGGATGTTCACTGAAGTAAGAAAAGTTCTTACCAATGATACCACAGATGTTCTTTAGGCTGATTCCACTCGCAGCGAGATTTTCTATCATCTCAGGGGATGGTTGAGTGAATGCAAGTTGGGAGAGTATCACTGCGACATTAGATTGTGCAGTGGATGAAGTGGCCTTATTGTCAGGGTCACGCTGAATATAGGAAGCAATGTCTTTTTTAGTCATAATCCAATGTGGGCCAATTGGGTGCCACTCTTGTTACCAGGCTCAAACCGAGTTACTGGTATTGTTATTTATAATCGTAAAAATGCCCCGATGTTTTAAGTCGGGGCACCACGCTTCAAGGAGGAAGGATTTAACAAGCAAATCCTGGAAGAGGTTGCTCGTACTTACTTATCACGCTCGTTGACGAAGGCAAATAATACTCGGCCTATAAAGTCCTGATCATAACCCAGACCCATTAGTATCATTGCTATGTCATCTAACTCTTTCTCTTGTGGGTCTACGTCCAGTCGGGCAAGTTTAAGATAGTCTTCATACTCCCACCCTGCATTCCTAAAGAACTCTTGCACAATAGGTAAGTCTTGTATGTTCTTATCTTGTGCCATCTGAACTTGAAATAGATCGTTGTGTTCGCGAACGAACTCCTTCATTGCGTAGTTGAGTTCTTCGTAGTCGAGTTTAATAATCATTACTTTCTTCTAAATGTCATGCTGTCTATTTCCCACAGGTCACTCAATGTGCTGTCTGGGATAGTAGATGTGTCGAATACTTTAGTGCTGTTGAGTTTAGGCAAGTTAGTTACTTCTTCGAATACTACTTCCTCGAAGTCTTCTATTACGTCATGTGCTACTCTAAAACTCTCAGTGATGCCTTTCATCTGTGGGTCACTTAAATCATATTGTCCCTTGTTGAAGTTGTCGATAACTCCTTCACACATAGTCTTAGGGCTGTTCATCTTACCTGATGATTGTCTGGGCATGATGCCATTGTTGCTGTAGAGTTTCTTACCGTCGGTTATGCCTTGGCGTTCGCACTCTGTTGCTACTTCAACTAATCGCTTACACTCATTTAATATGTGCTTTAGATCAGTTGAGGTTGTTTGGTTATACTGTGTGTTGGCAGTAGTTGCTTTCTTTTTATATGGTATCTTTTTCATGTTATTTCCTTAATACTGGTTGTCTGCGTAATAATTCTACCTTAAACATTTCTGCAGATGCTTTATCACTGATGTTCATTACAGCCCACTTAAGATATTCGTCGGGTATATCCTTTATGTAAACCCCTTTATGTTTACCGAATGGCATCTTGGTATGCATGTACTCTGTGTATCGCTCTTTCATAGGTAGTTCATTTCTTCCATTAATCGTGCTCTATAATAAGCACGCATCGCTCTTTCATCGGTAAAATTAGCAGGGTTGGCCCAAATAGTTTTTCGTTTTCCAAGCCCGAAATTGAATTTTAACTTTTTATAACCTTTTAGCACCTTAATTATATCAGGATCATCTGATGTATTAGGATTATATCTAACAGGGCCACGTTTCTTTAATAGGTCCATTAAACTCATAGTTCTGTTTCCTCGAAGTCAAAGTATTCCCGGTGAGTTGTAAATGATAAACCCATCAGTGGTAATACTTGTTTTATGTTTATTGCATTTATTGTAACAACACAATCGTGAATAGTCAAGTTAGCCTCCTCACCCGACTTGGCAATGAACTCTTTCATAAGTTCACTTTCCCACATTGCGAATAATTCAGCAAGTCTCTTACCCCTGGGCTTATCATCCTTGAAGTTCCTATACACAATGCTACTTGCTGTACGAAACTCCTTTACAAGATCCTTACCAACTTGTGTTGTTACTACTACAGCAAGGTCATTGGCATCCTTGGCTCTCTTACCAAACCCAACTGCTATGAGTGCTCTTTTAACTGCCATAAGGTTTAATCCTGTCTCATCTGCTATCTGTTGTCTGATTGAAGTTCTGTCTTTAATGTAAGACATAATCGTGGGGAAAGTTGTATTACTTAACTCGTGTGCTACGCTTGCAAAGAGTGCAAAAACCGCACAATTTATGTCATACGCATACTGACCTGATAGTACTGCTGCTCGAACTTCTTTACTGACTTGTTGTAGGTTCAATCCTAACAAGTAAGTTCTGTTGACAACTGGTTGCTTTATCTCTTGCTTGAAGTAATCATCCTTGTCAAGTGAAGCAAGTATGGTCTTGGCCTTGCGCCTATTCTTGATATCATTGCTTGCATTGTTTACATATGCTTCGAGTGATGCTCTATTACATTTCGTATTAATAAACACATCGCTATTGACTTGAACAGGTGCAGGCGTGAACTGAAGTGAGTATTCCTTTAATACCGCAATCAACAATAGATCTTTAATATCATATGCAGACGATACTCCAGTAAACCCTTTAGAGATACGTAGCATCAGCACAGGGACTAAGATATCAGTACCCCAATACTTCTTCCCATTGATTGTAAGTCTACCCCACGATGTTCGTTTACCTGTTGCATTAAAGTAATAGTATTCACTATACAGTAAGTGTCTCTCTGATGTGTATGTAAGATACATGTCCTCTATGATAGTGTGTAAGTGATTCTTTAAGTATCTTGCTATTGCTTTCTCATTACTTGGGTATAACTGTTGTAGTCTATGTGTCAGAGATGTATGCAATGCTTGTTGTGTCAATGTAAGAGACTGTGCGTGAGCATGTGTGAGATTATTGCGAGATTGTGTTGATGTCATTATGTTAAAGATTATTGGTTGAATATGTTTGCTTATGGAGTATACTATATAACATTTTACATGTACACTTATTTAGCGTAAACCATCCAAATCCGCACTCAAACAGAAATGCTCATATTTAGGTGTATTTGACAGCCTGCACAGATAAATGCTATAAATAACTATGCGAAAGGCCAGTATGGACCAACAAGAATTTGAAGAAGCAATAAAACAATATGCAACCAAGAAAGAATCAGTTATTCCTGAATACGACATTCACTTACGCACCAAACGTAAAGTTATTGACTTCAAAACGCACAAAGAGAAAGTAGAAAGAGCAAACCACGCTGCAATAAATGCTCGCGCTATAACAACACCGAAAGGTACATTCCCATCGGTGCGTGCAGCAGCAGAAGGATATGGCAAAACAGCCCAATGGGTTTATAACCAAATACACAAAGGAGAGGGATTTAAGTATGATAACAAAAGATAAACTGGTGTGGGGAAAGCCTTGTAGGCGCCACGGACATCAAAAAGAAGATGGAACAAATCTACGTCACATCAGCAGAACATGCATGATGTGTGACAAAGGCGATAGAATGGGTTTAACTCAAGACGAGTTATACAACTATCTAATCAACCCAAAGCCACCAAAGCGTACAGAGGAAGAACGTGCAGCAGGCCGAGTTAGGGCAAGTATGCGTTGGAATGCTAAGAACAAGGACAAAGTCAAAGATTATGTAAACAAGTATAACGCCAAACCTGAACGTAAGGCCATTCAAGCCGCAGCCGCAGCAGAGCGTTGGGCCGCACTTACAGATGAAGAGCGTAAAGAGCGTTCAAAGAAAACCTATGCTGCATATAAGAAGCGTCAAACAGGTGAAGATCTAAAGGAGTGGACACCGCCCAGTGATGAAGAACTACAAGCGCGACACGCACGAGCCCTTGCCAGAGAACGTGCGCGGTATGCAGCACGAACACCAGAGCAGAGAGAAATAGCCTCTGCCAAGGCACGAGCACGTAGAGAAAAGAAACTCAAGGATAAAGATGGACCTAACACTTGAGTGGTGTTGCTATAAAACAATACACCCAACTGGTTTGTATTACTCGGGTAAGGCGAAAACTGCTAATGTGCTTAATGGCACATACAAAGGAAGTGGGATAGCGTTTAAGTTGTCACTTCAACTACCTGCTTATGCGTGGGATACTTGGACCACAACATTATTACAGACATTCGCTACTGAAACAGAAGCATACGATCATGAAGAGTTACTTGTACCACATGAAGCCCTTTATGACCCAATGTGCCTAAATCAAATGTGCGGTGGGTTACGTGGCAAATACAAAACTCGTGGAACACTATTAAAGAAACTTAATAGTGCAAAACGAGCAGCAAATAAGAAAATCAAGAGTGATAAAGCGAAAGCAAAAGTTGCTGCATTAAAGAAACAAATTAAGGATCTAAAATGAAAACACTACGCCACTCAGAGTTACTGGCTCGACCAGAACTTTTTAACAGAATGGAGATGGTAGCAAAAAGAGCGACAGCACTGATAGAAGAAACACATGCTCATAACTGTAGAATACAAGATATAGCCAACGAGTTAGATGAACTAGAAATGCAAGCAGCAGCAATTATAGATACACTATCGATTATGAACAAGGATCTCAAATGAAAACACCACAGTGGATAACAAGATTATTCAATAAGCAATATAAGCCGCGACACTCGCTTACAGAAAAAGAACTCGAAATTTTGAACCGTTTAGACACGCATCTTACCGAGCATAGTGCTACGATGCCAAGTGCCGCAGTTATGGTGCTAAAAACCGCACAAATCAACCTGTTTTTTGCAGTTAAAAGCGTAGACAGCATTGTTGATGCTGTGCTAAGTTGTGTGCCAAACGGCTATTCATACATACCACGTAGCATTGCATTCTTCATTGACGAGAATGGATCGTGGTGCTACATTATAGCGATACGTGCAGTGGGTGAAACAGACGCTCTCACTGGTAAGATGTTTACCGAATTATTAACAAGGACCAATGATGCAAGATCTAACTGAAGCAGATTATATAGTAGAGAAATTAGGTGACAAGTTACACAAAGTTTTCCGTATCACACCACAGTGGACTGACGAATTTAGTGACGAAACTTACGAAGAGTGGCTAGCACGTAAAACAAATGAATAAAAGAATAACTTGTGAGCAAGCAGTAAGGCGTATTGTGCCATCTGCTTACTTTCTAAAGCAAAGTAGAAAGTGGCTTAAGAAGATGAAGAGAACTAGATAAAAGAAAAGCCCCAAGTTGCAAGTGGGGCTTTTCAATGTGACGCCTGCTAAGACAGCAACTATCACGTTCCTAAGGTAGATAGGATAATATATTTACCCGTTTTGCTTAGGCTTGTCAGGGAAGGCAATTAGGCCCAAGATGAAGAATAGAATGTGGTCCATGTTAACTTTCCTTTACATAGTAAACTGCTGTTTTATCAAAGTAGAATGTTACAGCAACTTTAAGCAGTCTGTAAACAAAATACATTAAGATAAAGAATGGCAACGGGCCAAGGTATAAAAACAGCGATACCATTGGTGCCCACTGCACTAACATCATTACTACAAATAGTACCAGTGAAAATAAAAATCCCATTTTGTGTCCTAAAGTGTGTTGCGATGTATGTATTGTAGCATCACTACACACTCTGTCAACCACTTATTCCTGATCGCGTACTCTACTTGAAGAGTTACCCACAGCACGACCTTCTGGTGTGTCTTGTAACACCATTGCTGCTTTACGCTTTGCATCCGGGTCATTACTATCAGCAATACCTTGTGCCTGTTCAGCAACTTGTTGTACGGCTGGGTTAGTTGCGCCTGCTGCTTGTTTAAGATAACTTGTAAGTGCACCAAATGGTAATGCGGATCCAATATTTGTTTCAGATGCATCAACAAGGGTACTACCTAATACTCTTACAGTATTAGCAGGCATAGCCTTACCAACGTCTTTTACAAATTCAAGTGCTGTAGGTACTTTACCCATAGCATATCCAGCGCCATATCCTAATGCAGCATCTTTACCTACATCAGCCAACGCGGAATATGGGTCAGCCCAGTCAGCCTTCATTGCGCTATTAACGCCTGTGTAACCACCTAACAATGTTTGTGGTAATTGGTTGATGAGTGATTGTGCACCTGACTTGGTTGTATCAGCAGCACGTTTAGCATACTCAGCACCTGTTTTGGGCATCCAAAACCCACGATCTTCCATCTTTGGGCGAACAGAACCTGCACGACCAACAAAGCCACCTTGAACACCGCCCGTAGCAGCACCAATAGCACCTTGTTTAACAGCCTCGAGTGGAACATCTTTTAATTCTTTTGCCTGACCTGCACCTTGTGCAACGCCATAAACGCCACCCGCACCTGCACCACCTGCAGCAGATCCTAATACTTTACTACCGGCTACCTTGCCTGCATTTCGTGCAACACCAGCAATGTTCATTGCCTGTGGTAAAGACCCAACAACATTACCAGCAAGATAAGAACCTGGGTTAGCCTCCGATGATGCAACATTAGCACCACGCTCTTGATCACGCAATGTCTTGTAACTTTCATTACCAAGTAAAGAGCGAATACCTGCTTGTATCTCGTCACCGAAACCAAAGGTGGCTGCTTGAGAGAAGCCACGTGTTACGGCTTCCGACTTCGAACCCGGTTCAAACCAGCCTGGCTCGTTTTTCTCATACTTAGAGAACTTATCGGGTGCAACCTCATACTTAGAGAACTTATCGGCCATATTATTTCCTCTTGTAGCCCATTGATTCTGCTTCTGCAGCATCAGCGGCTGGTATATTGTAAGTTTTGCCACCCTTAGTCATCTCGACTGTGCCTTTTGCGCTACTTGCTGGTTTTGGGTTCGGTGTTACACCCTGTGTACCAGCATAGTTGCCTGAACCAGTAGTCTTTTCAGCAGCACTACGCTTATTGTTGTAATCAATTTCATTAAGCATATTCTTTTTAGCCATACTTAAGAAGCCACGAATTTGCTCATTGGTAAGTGACTCAAGTATCTTACCATTGAACCCTTCGCCTGTTTGGCCTGCTTGTATTGCTTTAGAAATATTATCAGGCATAACACCTGGATTCATCTGATTAACACGAGCAAGTAAAGTCATTAACTTTTGTTGTTCGTTACCTGGCCAGTACTTTGCAAATGCGCGTGTACCTTTACCAGCATCTGTTGTTTCTAAGAACTTAAGAGTTTCGTCAATAGCAGGCTCAACATATGTTTTATATGTTGCAACACGTTCACTAAACGATGCTGCTTCTTTACCAGAGCCTTCTGCCTTCTTAACATCGACTGGGTTTGGTTGTAATGTCTGACCACCACCAGTAATAGTGGAATACTTCATGCGCTCTTTAGCATCTGCAGATAGTGTTGGTGTACCACTTGTTGGTGTTGCACTAACAGACCCACCAGCGCGAGCAATTTCGCGCTCAATAGATGCTTTATCCTCTGGTGTAGTTGCTTTAGCCAATTCAGCCCTAAGGATATTAACTCTGTCACTATTTGTTATAGGAGAAGTATCATTTAAGTCATTTGGATTACCGTTCCAGCCAAGTGGACCGTAGTTGCCACCTTTACCGCGACCAGCATTACCAACATATGGCTTAGCAGGCGGTGCAGAAGGCGTAGGTTGTGGTGAGCCAATAACTGGCTTAGTAGCACCAAACATATCTTTAGCAACTGCTTGATCGCCTGCTGCCTTTGTTTCATCGGTAACAATGCCAACTTGCTTCTTATAAGCATCGAGTACGTTCTTATCCATAAAGCCCATAATCATTTGAGCAGTAACATCTGGGCGTGCTAACACAGCCTTTAGTTCAGGATCTGCTGCTAAACGTGGATCACTTTGTAACTGGCTTAACAACATTCTCTTAGCAAGAATAGTTTCAGTTGAACCAGCGGAGTTTAGACGCTTTTGTTGATCAAGTGTAAGTTGACTTGTTTGTAACTTTTGTTGTTTTTCTATTTGATTACCAGAATACTCGCCAGCAACTTTAGCCATGTCTTGCACGTTCTTAGCAGCACTAATACCAGCAGTTGCCTGACTTTGTAACTTTTCTTGTGCACCTAGGCTTTGCAGCATATTTTGCGCATCAATGCCTTCCCAATCAGCCTTGTTCTTGTTCATTACTGCTTCAGAACCACTGCTACCAGCAAGAATGCTGCCAATCGCCCTACTTGGTTGATTTTGCTGATATGCTGCTTGTTGTTTAGCCAATGCTGCACGCCTCTGTTCTGGGCTGAACTGTTTCATTCA